TTTATCATTCAATGATTCTTTCTTTAATTCTAAAGTTCTAACATCATCTTTAGCTAATTTAATCTTATCTTTTATAATATTATTCATCGAAGAGAATATTTTTATATCAAGTAAATCTTCAATAACCTCTCTACGATTAGTTGCAGTAAGTTGCATAAAAGGAACAAACGTACTACTACCAAGAACTACAATCTGTGTGAAAGATTTATAGTTCATCTTTAATACATTCTGTTCCAACCATTTCTGCTGATCATTTACAGAAGATGCTTGATCTAAAAGATTATCATCTCTCCATATCTCAAATATATTTGGTTTAATTCCCCTTACTACTTTCCAACTAACTGTACCAACAGAAAATTCCAACTCTATCCTACAATCTTTTTCATTAGTAGAATTGACCAATTGCCCTTTACTAATTCTACGAAAAGGCTTGTTGAATAAACTAAAAGTAAGAGCATCCAAAACCGTACTCTTACCAGATCCATTAGATCCAGTAATTAACGTAGTGGATTTGCCTTGAAAATTTATTTCAGAATATTGATTACCCGTTGAGAGAAAATTCTTCCAACGAACTTTTTCAAATAAAATCATGTTCCGTATTCGGAGGAATTACAATGTCATTTTTAGTGATTACAGTATACTCATGACCATGAGTTTCGCAAACACCAATCATCATATCAGGTTCAACTTCTATGACATGCATATCAGGGTAGTCCATTTCTTCTAAAAGCATAGCATATCTACAAGCATCATCTTCTTCTTCAAAAAGATATAAAACTTGTTCTCCATTGTCATCTTGAACAGAGTATGCACCCTCTGATTCTTTTCCATGAACAGTTAAGATATACATTTTAGTAACCTTCTGGTTCTTTACCAATTTCATATGGATTATCCATACTAGACATATTTGGATAATGTAAATAAGTACTTAAGATGTACTTAGTATCAACTGTTGGAGGGAGTCCTTTATGTGGATATTCCCAAGTAGGATTAAACACTACCACTCTACCACGTTTTGGCGAAACATTCAAGTCCTGTCTAGTAAAGACCGTGCTTCCTTCACAAGTATTTAAATAAAAAAGAAATGATATAGCTCTTTTAGCAGTCCTTTCTCTTTGTATGTCAACATGCTCATCAAAACGATCACCATTACCAACAAGATATCTTTTAATTCTAAATTCCTCTAATTGGTTAAAAGGTGGTATAAATTTTGAACCAACATCATTCTTATATTTGTCATATACTTTAAGAACAAACTGAACTAATCCATTAACATGTTGTATAGATGCTCTATTAACACACATCTCAGTAAATTTTGGACAATTATTTCTATTAGTTAATGTATGATGTTCTTCAGACATCGATTCAAATAACTCAATTAAATTTTCACACCATCCATCAGGAATTGCTTCATCATAAACACGTATAGTATCAGTCACACCGTTTCACAAGCCTCCCTATAAACATCTTGAAGCATCTTCTGTATTCTTGATTTCTCTAAGTTAATCTCAGAATCTTCAACATATCTGTTGAGAATAGACAAAGTATCCTCAGACTCGAATGCTTCAAAATCTTCAGACTCTTGGAATTGAAAATTCTCAATTATCTTTAGTTCTGCTACATTTGATGAATATAATTTATCAATAAATTTTTCAAACTTTCTAGGTTTAGTTTTCTTCTTAACAATTAATTTTACAATCTTATCCTCATAAGCACGAGTATCAAAGGTTTGATAATCATCATCCTCATAATAAATGATCTTAAAGATCCTATATGGATTATTAACTGGTGTATGTTCTAAGGTCTCTGTGTCAAAGAAATGAAATCCACGTTCCTTATCATTTACATCATTCCAGAACATCTCATAAGGATTACCAAGATAGTAAATGTTCTCTTCATTTGAACGACAATGATAATGTCCAGTATAAGTTTTCTTAAATTTTTTAAATATACTCCAATCCATTCCATGTTCCATCATATGGCCTGGAGTTGCTCTGAATCCATTCAACTCAAGATGTCCCATACACACAGGAGAATTTGATTTATTAATCATTGCAACACTTTTCTTTTTATTCTCAGAATTAATCCAAGGCACAAGAAGAATACTTAACCCACCTACTTCTATAGGAACAGTTTCTGAATAAACTTTTATATTATCATACTCTCTTAATAATAAATCTACTGCATTTATATCATTTGTATTCTTATAATATGCTGTATGATTACCAACTATAGTATGGACAGTAATGCCCATATCTTTTAAACGATCAAAATAATTATCCTTTGCCCATGTTAATGCAGAAAAATCTACACCCTTACGACTATCAAAGGTATCACCCATATCAATAATCGTGGTAATACCTTCCGCTTCAAGTGCAGGAAAGAATACATCATTATAGAACTTTAGAAAATAATCGTGAAAAAGTTTTGAATTTTTTCTTGCTCCAAAGTGCTGATCAGTTATGATAGCAATCTTCATTAATAACGAAGCTTAGAATGCACAGCGTCTTTGATACTATTATAGTCTGCAGAATCCATTCCGTCAACCTTATCACCATGCATGACTTCATCAAAACCAGATCTCTCAAGGATCTTATTTTTAATTTCTAATTGTCTTTTTTCTCTTTGTATCCTACGGAGAAACGCATAATGTATGATCTGAGTAAAGTAAGCAAAAGGATTTTTGGATTTCTCAGGATTAAAATTATGAATGTATTGGACGCAATTTTCGATTCCATCAGAGATCATGTCCTCCTTGAACATATAGTTAACAAAATTTGGTTTAAAAGATAAATGATTTGCAATCTTTAGAAAACAATCACCTATGTAACGAGGTATAACTGGTTTAGTATCCCATGAAGATGCTCTACCTGCTTTATCTGGTTCCTCACCAAACTTCTTAATATAAGTAATCTCTACATCTTCACGATATCTAATCAAAGCTGCAAGAAATTCTTTATTGTTAACATAGTGCTCCGACCTTTTTCGTTTCGCCATAGTGCCTGGTTTAATCATAAGTCTTTATCACTATTATGTAGATAGTATAACATTTATACATCAAAATGGCAAGGTGACAGGGTGACAACTTGACAACTCATAAAAACCAAGTAGAATAACTCTGTCAGGGTTCATGGGGTAGGCCTAGGCTTTTTTTTTATATTAGCTATTTTTCTTTTTATATATTTTTTCTAGTATATCTTTAGCATCATTTACAGAAGATACATATCCCATTCTTCGAGATAACTTTGGTACTCCAGATTTGCTACGAGCCATATCTTGAACAAATTGTTGATAGACAGATATAATTTCTAAGTCTGTAGATTCTGAAAGAGTTATAACTTTATCCATATTAATAATAAACATATCATCCTTAGTTGTCTTTAACCAAGGTTCTACTTTATATCCAACCATTGAACCTTTTTGTTTTACTTCAACAATTGTGATAGGACTATGAAGAATGAGCATCGTGCGACCTTCCTCCTCGGATGCTGCTACTTTAGCATAGATCTCTTCACCTGAGTTTAATTTAAGTGTTGCGTAAAATTCGTCTTCTATCATCTCTTTAGTTGGATAGTGATTATTTCATAATTAAAGTTTTCTTCGTTGTAAATTTTAATTCTTTCTATGAAATGATTTAATGTGTAATTTTTTTTAGATTTATTAGTGCAGTCATCTGCTATATCGTAAAGCACTGCTTTATGTTTATCTTTTCCTTTGCGAAGTACTCGTCCAATGCTTTGGAGATTTCTAATTCTCGATTTTGATGGTGAGGCAAAGATAACGTTATGGAGGTTTTTAATATTAATGCCTGTAGAAAAAGTTCCATAAGATGCAACGATAATAGCGTTGTTTTCTTTTTCAGTAATTTCTCTTACTGATTCTCTCTCTTCAGCATCGACCCCACCATGAACAAAAAATAATTTACGTTCAAGCTGCTTACTATTATTTATCAAATCGTAAAGAACCCGACCATGTGCTTCGACTCGTGAAAACAGAACCAATGTATTTCCTTTTAAATCTATTGTGAGATTTTTTATAAAATTATTTCTTTGTTCATGAGTGATTAAATATTCTATCTCATCCTGATAGGTTTCAAATTTTTGTGGAGTGTGTTTAAGTATTAAACATTGAATATCTAGTTTCGATAAATGACCTTGCCTCATTAGTTCTTCTGTTTTAGTCACCTTGTATGATGGACCAAACAACCCTTCTAAGACCCATTTATGCGTCTGTGTACCGTCTAACGTTCCAGTAAACCCAAACCTATACTTGGCATGATGAAGTTTTGTCATTATAGATATTAATGACTTACTCTTAAATAAGTGAGCCTCATCACCAATAACTACATTATATTCTTCAAAGAAAGATCTTTCTAGTTTATAAACAGATTGCCAAGTAGTAATGGTAACAGGATATTCATTTGTTTTTTCTTTTCCCGAATATATACAGTGACAAAATGACTCAGCATCCCAACCATAATCAAAGAAGTCCTTATACATCTGTTCTACGAGAGATGTCGTTGGAACAACTAAGAGAATTTTTTGCCCTTTCTCAACGTAATATCTTACAAGAGAATATATCATCAAAGATTTGCCTGAAGCAGTGGGTGATATCAATAACTTTCTATTATGTTTTAAGGCATCGTATACTCCCTCAATTTGGTACTTCCTGGGTTGATGATTGCAAATAGATGCCATATAATCCTTGACACCTGAATGCGATATACCCTCATTTTCTTCATAAGGAGTTCCGTAATATTCATTATCTACAAACTTATAACTATAATCTCTTCTCTTACAAAAGGAAACAATTCTATCTAACAACCCAATATAAATCCTCTTCGATCTTAAATCGAATAAATGTATTTCACCGTTCCAATTGCGTTTTCTGTATTGAGGCATAAACTTTGCCCCTTCTACTTCAAAAGTAAAATGATCCCTCAGTTCATATTCTATGTGAGGTTCAGCATTAACTTGTAGAAATACTTCATTCGCCTTGGATATGATGACATTGGCTCTTTCGTCAATCACCTAGTCCATGCATCTAATAGTATTTAGTTACCCCTGTCAACCCATCCCAGATTGGAATCTCATATACTCAATAGCATTTTTAATCTGAAATGTTCTGTTCTGTATTACCTTAAGAATACTTTCAATATAAACAAGCATCGTATCATAATAATCTATCTTTAAATTTGATGTAGATAACTTTTCATCTGCATCAAG